TCAACCCTTCTTGGAGCAGTTCTCCTTCTTGGCCAGCTCCGCCCGGGCGGTCAGGCTGGCGTCGTGGTCGACCAGCTGGGCGACCCAGGTCATGAAGGCGTCAAAGGCCGCCTTCTCGGCTGAGGTCTCCGGTTGGACCAGGTCGGCCGAGGTCGGCATCGCCGGCGACGCTGACACGTCCGCACAGATCCGAACGTCAACGGCCTGGGGCGGCGGGATCTCAGCCGGCAGGGGCGGCGCCGGCCGCGTCGCGCAGCAGGTCAAAGCCAACGCTGCGGCGCACAGGGCAATGTGCTTCATCATAGATAGGGTCCTTGGTGACGATGGTCTGGATGGCGCCGGCCGATCGGCGAGCGGCCGCGACGCGTGCATCGCAGGCCTGGGCGGCCAAATTCGTGGCCCTGATCGCCTCGCGCCCCTCCTGGGCCCGCGTGCTCGAGGCGCTGCGATAGCTCGCCTCCCAAGCGCCGGCGGCCTTCAGGTACTCGCCGGCGCTCGAGCGCCACCGGTCGCGATCCTTGGTCAGCGAGGAGACCTCAACCCGGGCGCCGACCAGGCTGACCAGGAGGACGACCAGGAACGCGCCGATCGCGCCGTAGAGGACGTTCTTCATTCGGTGACCTCGAGCATCTTGTCAGCGCTCTGCGCGATCATCGTCCGGATCGTCGGGCCCAGGATGATGCAGCCGTGGCTGGCGTCGTCGGCGCTGTTGTTGCCGTGGATCCGGAACAAGGTGCGGCCGTGAGCATCGTGGCCGACGGGATCCAGGTTCATGCAAATCGGCCCCAGGTTCGGGTTCCTATAGGCCGGGCCGATCCGCCAAAGCCCGCGAGGGATCGGCCCCTTGGCGACGACAGCTTCCATGGCCGGGTTGTTCCGGCCGGCGGCCTTGGTCTTACCCGCGCCGGCGTAGCCGCGGGCCACGACGCGGCCCTGGAAGCGCAGCTCGCCGGTACTCTGACTGTACGACCAGGTCATCGGCGGCCGCCCAGGACCTGGCCGCCGATCGTACGCCGGCGGAAGAGCTTCACCAGCTCGAGCACGCCATAGACGTCGACGAGCAACGCGCCGATCGCCGCCCAGGGCGAGGGCTGCAGGTGACCGACGAGGGCCGACAGCGCGATGATCGCCATGACCGCGGCCACCAGGTCGATGACGGCCAGGGTGGCGAAGCGGGCGGCGGGGAAGGCCGTGCCCTCCTCGCCCAGCAGTCTGGCCCGAAGGGCAAACGACGCCACGCCCACCAGGCACAGCGCCGCGGTAATCAGGACGAGCCAGCTCATGCCATCACTCCTTTGATTTTGCGGGAGACCCATTCGGTCAGGCGCTTTCGCGCCGTGGGATCGGCGACCAGGATCGCCACCAGGACGCCGATCGCCACGCCGGCGGTCAGGGCGTCGACCTTGATGGGCAGGCCCAGGTACTTGGCGAGGACCTGATTGACGAAGGCGGCCGCCCAGCTGGCCGACAGCCAGCCAGCGGCGAACGCGGCGATCGCGGCCAGCGCCTTCTCGACGCAAGCCCGGGCGAGAGCGCGGGATCCAGGCGGGGGATCCGCGAAGATGACCGGCACCAGGGCCATTCCGCACCAGATGACGCTCACGATGAACGCCGCGAGGCCGGCCAGCAGCCGGTCTTTATCCAGCATGGCCGGACTCCTTGAAGTTTGAGACAGAGCGGCCGGCCGTTGGGCACGCCGGCGAACGGCGAGTGGCGCGCGACTAGGACGCGCCCCAGATCGCGGCCGACCAGGACATCGACACGCCCGACCCGGGATTGGCGTCGGTCATGATGGTGAAGTCGGTCGCGTCGGGGCTCACCGCCCAGAATTTCGCGGCCGAGCCGTACCCCGAGGTGTTCGTGATCCGGATATCGTTGAGGGTGGGCGCCGCGGCCAGGCCGTGGACGACGACGGTGCTCGTCCCGCCCGAGGTCAGGGTCTCGGAGCCTGACGCCTTGGTCACCAGACCCAGGTTGTCCTTGATCCACCAGGCCTGGCCCGCCGTCCCCGCCGGCGCGCCAAGGCTCAAGGGGCCGGTTCCATTGGCCAGCAGCGTGCAGTCGCCGATCGTGAAGTTGGTGCAGCCGGCCGCGAGCACGATCCCGTAGGTGGCGTTCCCCCCGAACTGCCCGATCGCGCCGAAGGTCGGGCCGATCAATCTGAAATTGCTGCAGCCGGCGGCGGCGGAGAACCCGATGTTGTTCTGTCCGAAGCCCCCGCCGATGACCTGCAGCTTGGCGTTCGTGTTCTGCAACAGGATCCCCGAGCCCGTGTTGTTTGACCCGGTGCAGGCCATGAGGGTGCAGTCGGTGATGGTTCCCGCGCCCCGCAGGGCAAAGCCATCCAGCGACGAGCAGGCCCATACATCACTGAACTTGGCCTGACGCACGGTCCCGCCAGCCTGCGGCGCGATGTTCACCGCGACATCCGACGAGGTGTCGAAATAGCTGTTGGCCACCATGACCGATTGGGCGTCCTGGCCATTGCCCGGGTTCAACTCCAGGCCCCGGACGCATTGCACGGTGGAGACGCGGCGCAGGGTGAGGTCGCCAACGTAGGAGAAGCTGAGACCGACGGCCGGCGCGCTGGCCAGGGTGGAGGCGACCACGACGGTGTCGATGTCGATGTCGATGCTTTGGGTCGTCGTGTCGATCGCCACCCCCCGGCCGCCCGGACAGCTGTGAAAGATCCCGTTGTTGAGCTTCACATCCTGCAGCTTCAGCGCGACGGTCGCCGTACCGGTCGCAGCGATGCCGTCGAACCAGTCCAGCAGCTTCATGTTCTGGATCTTGATGTCGGTCTTGCCGGCGTAGTGGACATGGCGCCCGGCGGTCCGCACCAGCTTGGACGCGATGGTGAAGTCGCGCAGGCTGACCCCGGACCGGAGAATTTCGATCACGTCGGCGGTCGCGCTGCTGGTCCACAGGAAGGTGTCCTGGCCGTCGCCGAACATCGGGGCCTGCACCTGGATCGTTCCCGAAACCAGGTAGCCGGCGGCCGACCCGGGCATGTAGACGGCCTTGCGAACCGAGTAGGCGTAGGCATGGGCGGCGTTGAACGCCGCCAGGTCGTCGGTGACCCCGTCGCCGGCGGCGTTGAACGGATATTCGGTGACATCGACCCAGCCGCGCTTCTGCACGCCGCGAACCGCCCGAGCCGCCGCGGCGCTGGCGGCCGTCAGCTCGGTTTGCATGTAGGCCGAGACGGGGACCACGACCCCGTTCGCACCGCGCGCGCCGGCCAGCTCGATGGTGTACTGGTCGCCGTCGATCGACACGCAGACGTCGCTCGCGCAACCGCACCGCGCCGCCCCGAAGGGCATCACCCGAAAGAGGCCGCCCGTAAGTTTGTAGGTCAGGTCGACGGTCGTGATGAAGACGTCGAACCGAAGCAGGCTCGGCTCGGTAGCCGTTCCGGCCTCCGGCAGGGCGTCGATGTCGTCCTGCTCGAGGTGAACCTCGAGCCGTTGGCCATCGAACGCGACATAGGAGCCGTTGGCGGTCAGGGTGGCCGACAGCCTCAAGAGTTCGGCCCCGCCCAGGGCGGCGTAGACGACCATCTCGGCGGTGTAGCTGGTGACGTCGAGGCTATCGGGGAAGACATAGGCGAACGCCAGGTCCGCGCCGCGATACGCGTCGAGGGAACAAGTCATGGGCTGACCTTTGAGGGGGCGCGCTTGGCGACGGCACGAGTCTCGTGCTTTCGTCGCTCTCACGTACGACGCGTGGGGGATTTGGATGAAAAGCTTGCTGGTTGTGATCGTGGCGCTGAGCGCGCCTGCTTTGGCGCTCGCACAGACGACCGACTGTTTGACCGACGCCACCGGCAAGATGACGTGCACCACAAGGCCGAAGGTCGATCGCGACAAGACCTGCCTACGCGGAGGGATCGCGGCCGTCGCGGCAGGATGCTCGGCCGCCTCGATCGCCCAAGCCAAGGCCCGTGACAAAGAACGCAAGACGTTGGGCGCCCTGATCGCTGACGGCCAGTGCGATCAGGCCCGGAATCAGGCTTTGAGGTCCGGCGACCTGGAACTTGCCGAGCGCGTGACCCGGCTATGCGCAGCCAACTAGCGTCGCTCTTTGGCTTGAGCTGAGGCCGCCACGCCTCGCGCCAGGTTTCGTCGACTCAGATGAAGCGCCGCCTTGGGCTTGGCGTTCAGCTTCAGGTGCTGCAGCAGGCGCATCAGCGTGTCGCCGTCGTCGAACAGGGCCTCGCCGAGCAACTTGTTGGCGTCCGGATCCCGCAGGACGTCCTGGGTCTTCATCGCCTCGTTCTTGAAGACCTTGCGGGTCACGCCCTTGATCGCGGCGCCCGGGTTGCCGGTGACCGCGGTGAACCCAGCGTCGGCCAGGTCGCCCGCGTCGAGGCCATCCTGGCCGGCGAAGTCGGCCTGAGCCTGGCGCCGGAAGGTCTGGGAGCCGCTGTTCACCTGGTTGAAGCGCTCCTGCATCTTCACCTCGCGCATGGCGTTGGCGATGAACTGGTCGTAGGCCTTCTGGCCCCTGAAGGCCAAGCGCACCCGGGCCCGGAACTCCTCCGAGCGCAGGAGATCGCGCATGGTCTTCACGCCGCCGCCGCCGGCGCGGACCTTCGCCACCAGGGCTTCCCCGACACCCTTGCGATAGTGGTCCCTGGACGTCTTGGACATCTTCGCCCAGGCGTCGGTCAGTTGCTCGGATTGCATGTCGAACTTCGGCGAGAACACCTCGCGACCCAAGTCCAGGGCGTGAAGATCGGCGCTTCGATCACCCCAGACTTGCATCGCGGCGGCATAGTCGGGATTGGTCTCGCGCAGGGCGACGCCTAGATCGTGGCGCGTTGCCGAATCCGCCCGTCCAGCCGCCGTCCGTTCCAGCTCCAGCTTGCCGGTGACGGGGTTGCGGTACTTCTCCAGGGCCTCGTCCAGGCCCATCTTGACGTAGTGCAGGGTCTCCAGGGTCGGGTTGACCACTTGAACCGGCTCGTCATGCAGCGGTCCCGGGGCATGGCCCTGGGCGAACGCCTCGTTGCGGGCGATGTCGTCGCGCAGCTGACCCAAGGCGACCGAGGCCTGCTTGGGCGTCACGGTGCGTGGATCCACGCCCGCCTCGCGCAGGCGGCGTTCCAGTTCGTCCAGGCGGCCAGCCCGGCCGGGATCGTTCGCCGCCCGGGCGTAGCGTGCCTTGCCCGCCAGCTCCTGGTCGATCGCGTCGTAGAGATCCTGGGCCGTCACCCGGGTCATGTTGTCGGCGCTGTCCATGCGGCCGGCGACCTTTTCGGGGAAATAGCCGGCCTCGAACAGCTTCTGGGCCATGGCCTCGTCGCTGAGACCGTCCGGCCGCAGCAATTTGGCCACGAACGGCCGCTTCTGATGCCAGATGTCCAGATCCTTGGCGCGCAGCTCGCCGCCATAGTCCTTCAGGCCGCCGTTCTTGGAGACGAACTCCAGCAGCCCGGGCCCTTGGCTCGGAGCCTTCCGGCCAGCGCGCAGGGCCGCCAGGTCCTCGGCCGACACCTGCTCGGGCGGCGCGGCCGGGGCGACGCGGCCGTCGGAGAGCGCCCCCTTCTGAAGGCCCAGTTCCTCGGGCACACGTCCCTCGCGCCTGGCCAGGTCGTAGGCGTGCTCGAGCGCGCCCTTGGGCAACCGCGCGACGATCGGCCGGAAGACGTTCTCAAAATGATCGGCGTCGACAGGCTGGGGAAAGGCCAGTTCGAAGTGCGGCTTGGCCTGCTCAGCCCGGCGGATAATCAGATCGTTCTTCGTCTTGAAGTAGTCGCCAGACCCCCCCAGGGTGTTGTCGACCACCTTCTTGATCCGGTCGGGAGCCGTCGCCGATCGCTGGGTCAGACGCTCGATGGCGTAGTCGCGACCGAAGCCGGGCAACTGGCCCAGGTGCTCGGCCAGGCCGACCATGTTCTCGCCAGCGGTCTCGAAGGGCATCGTGTTGGGCGCGCGTCCCTGCAGCGCGGCCAGTAGGTCATCATAGCTGAGGCGATCGCGCTCGATCGTCTTTGCCAAGATCCTGGGAACGCGCGCCGATTTGCCCTTCAGGTTCAGGCCAGGCGGCGGCGCGGCGGGTGGCGCAGGCGGCGCGACCGGTTGCACGGCCGGCGCGGCGCCTCGAGCGGCTGGCGCGCCCTTGGGAGGCGTCGGACCGAAGTTCATCTTGCCCGCCAGGCCGTCGGGATGGCGTTCACCGACGCCGGAGCGCTGCAGCATGGCGACCAGGTCGTCGATGCCCTGGTTGGCCGTCGCACTCACGCGCTCGACCTGAGGCCGCACGGCCGCGACCACAGGGTCCAGGATCCTCGCCGCGCGCGGGGCAATGACCGGCACGGCCAAGCCGAGGCCGCCGCCGGCGAGACCGCCCAACACGCCCCCGCCGACCGTGGCCCTTCCCCGATCGCCCAGGTCGCCTTCGGAATTACCCGCGCCGGCGACTGCGCCATAGGCAGCCCCCACGGCGGCCGACCTGGTGGCGGCCGCGGGCAACGACTTGGCGGCGCCGACCCATTCCCCCAGCCCCTTGGCCCACCGGGTCGGCGCGAAGGCCCCCGCTACCTCGTTGGCGGTAGCCGAAACCGGCCGCTCACGGCGGTTTTCGGCCGCGATCCCCCGGAAGGTGTCCTGGGTGACCCGTCGGGCCTCTTCCGGGCTGTAAGGCACATCCTTGCCGGTCAGGGGGGCCAGCTTCTTCACCAAGGCCGTGCCGCCGTAGGAGATGCCGCCCGCCAGCTCGTCCAGGAACCCGGCCGAAGCGCCGTTGGCGTTCGTCAGGCGGTCCAGATAGAAACCGCGCAACGGCTTTGGGAGCGCCCCGAGGGTATCGGTAATCGGCTTTCCGAGCGCTTGCTTGGCGGCCAGGTACCCCGGGGTCGGCTTGTCCGCCCCCGCCGAGGCCGCGCCGATCGGCGGGGCCGGCTCGGGAAACACGTCCGGATCGTAGCCCAGCCGTTCGCGTTGGCGGGCCAGGAATTCGGGGTTGGTGGATCGGTCGATGTCGCCGATGTCGATCGAGCCGTCGGCATTGCGCCGCCCGGGCGCGGCCTGGGCCGTCGGCGCCGCCGGCGCGACCTGTACGGCGCCGCCCAGGCCGCCGAACACGTCCTGGTCATAGCCTGGATCCGGAGCGGCCGCCGACGGCCGCCCGGCGACCGCCCGCACATAGTCCCGCGTCTCGACATAGGGCGGCACACCGCCATAGCGACGCACGGCGCCCGGGCCAGCATTGTAGGCGGCGGCCGCCAGACGCGGATCCCCACCGAAGCTGTCCAGCTGCTGCTTCATGTAGGCAACGCCTCCGCGGATGTTCTGCACCGGGTCGCGGGGATCCACGCCCAGGTCGCGGGCCGTCGCCGGCATCAGCTGCATGAGGCCGCGCGCGCCCTTGGGCGACACCGCCGCCGGGTCGCCGCCGCTCTCCTGGCGCATTTGACGCAAGATCAGGTGCGGATCCACGCCCTGGGCCAGGGCCTCCTCGACGGCGAGCTGGCGATAGTCGGTCATTGCGTGAACAGCGGATGCTTGGCCGACCAGACCATCAGGTTCTCCTCGAACGAGCGCCCATGGTCGTCCAGGGCGTCGATCCGGCCATACTTGTTCTGCCAGGCGCGGGCCGCCAGCAAGACGTCGCGATCGCGGCCGGCGACGGCCTTACCATATTGGATCATCTGTCGACGGCCGCCGGCGGACTGTCCCAGGCCCGGAATCGTCCTCTCCAGGAAGTCGCGGTCGGTGTTGGACACGCCCACGCCCAGGCTTCCGCCCATGGCCGTCAGCAGCATATTGGCGCTCAACGCCTGAGCCGCCTGCCTGTTGGGAAGGTTTTTCGGCACAAGGCCGCCCATCCCCAGAGAGTTCAGCGCCGAATAGATCTCGGTCGTCGTGCCCGACAGCTTGCCCCCTTCGAAGTCGCCCAAGAGCTTCTCCAGGCGGTCGAATTGAGCGATGCGAGTCGGCGCGGTCGCGCCCCGATCGACATAGCCCTTGAACTGAGCGGCCGCGTCCTTGGCGATCGTGCCCTGATAGTCGCGATCCCCCGGAGTCTGGGACACGCCAACGGCCGGCCGGCGGGGTGCGGGTCGGCCGCCAGGCGCGGGCGGCAGACCCCCGGCCGGCACCGTCAGGCCCTGGGACGCCAGATAGTCGGCTACACTCATCTTGATCGACGAGCCATCCGACTGCGGGACATCCATGATCTGGGTGAGGGCAGCGCCGGCGCCGCGGCCGGCCGCCTCATCATAGGCGCGCGCGCCGGGCGTCGGAGAGACCCCAATTCCGGGAACCTGACCCGTCTGGCGCAGGGCGACGTACTGCGATCGCGGCATCTGCACGGTGCGGCCGTCGGCCATCTGCACCGGTATGACGTCCAGGTCGGCCTTGGCGCCCTCGGTGGCCGCCGTGGCCTGGCGAAGCGCGTCCGCATAACCCGGTGCCAGGGAGACGCCATCGGGGCCCCGCACCTGGCCCTCGCCGAGCTTCGGGAAGACCCGGCCGGCGTTCCTGGGGTCGTATTTGTCGTAGGCCGTGCCGTCCGGCGCGACATCGAGGGAGGGCTTCACCTTGTCCAGCAGGTCGACCAGCTTATCGACACCAGGCACGCCGGCGAACTGCGCGGCCGCCAGGACCGGCGCGGCGTCGCGCAGGCTGGTCAGCCCGCCGACCGCCGGCGCGGCCTGGGTGGTCGGCGCTGGCTGCATCGGCGCTGGGGGAGGATTGGCCGCCAGCAGCGCCGGGACGCCGATCGGGCCCGGGGCGGCCGCCGGCGGCGAAGCCGGAGGAGCCGGCGCCACCGCAGGCGCCGAAGCGCCGCCGGCGGCGGCGGGGAACAGCATCTTGTAGAGCTGGTCCTGGACCTGCACCTGGCGCTCGGAATTGAGCTGGGCGGCCCGTTTCGCGCGCTCGGCGTCGATCGTGCTCGTCACGCTGTGGCCGGCCAGCAGGCCGTCCAGGATGCGCCAACCCGACGGCTTGAAGTCCTGCGCCTGGGCCATGCCGGCGGACGGCTTGAGCAACGCTTGCATGATACCGGCCATCGTCGCCCCTTAAGCGTAGGTGTAGCTGCCGGACAGAGACATCGTCTTGCCCTTGGTGGTGCCGCTGCCCGTCGTCGTCTCGGCGCCCCGGACGCCGGCGAGCGACTGGTTGAGCAGCTGCTGCAGGAGAAGCGGAAACTGGTTGGCCGCGGTGTTCTCGCTGGCCGCCGTGTTCTGGGCTTGGGTGTAGCCGGCCTGGCGCAGCTGGGAGAGGATGCTGGCGGACGTGCGCTGGGCCGCCTCGTTGGTCTGGGCCTCGGCCACGCCATGGCGCGATCCGCCGAACGCGCCGGCGGCCGCGGCGGCGTCGCCAGTGGCGTCGACGGCCATCTGGCGCTGACGCTCAAGGTCGGCTTGGGTGGTTGCCACGACCTGGTCGTCGTAGGGGTTCATCTGCGCCTGGATCTGGGAGGCGTCGAGCGTGTGGTAGGGCGTGGCCGCCACCTGCTGGGCGTGGGCGTAGTTGCCCGACTGCAGAGCGGCCGTCACCGGGTCCAGGGAGGTGGTCTGCGTGCTGGTGCTCTTGGACTTCGAAGTCCCCTTGCTCGCGCCTACGGTCATGTCAGTTCCTTCACACAGACTTCCCAGCCGAAGTCGTAGCCGTCGCTCTTGAGGACGCGAGCCCAGCCGCGGCGTCCCGCCGTGCTCGCCTTGGTGCAGCCCTGGGCGACCGAGACGCCCTCGATGTAGGCCCGCATGCGCTGCAGCTCTTCCAGGTCGCCCCCGCAGAGCCAGAAATGGACCACCTTGGCCCGGGGGAGTTCGACCAGCTCGGTGACCATGGCCGCGTTGGGCCCGGGCCAGAATGTCGCCTCGCCGGCGATGATCGCCGCCTCGACGTCGTCGATGGTGTGTGTCCCGTGACCGTACTCGAGGGCCGCTTCGATCCAGGGCCTGCAGCGCGGCCAATCAGCCATGGCCGGGATCAAAGCGCGGTCCATGTCAGGACTCCGGAAACGACCGACAACACGCCGCGCTCGCCCGTGGCGCTGTCGGAGATGATCAGGCGCTCGTTGCCAGAGATCTCGAGGTCCTGGCCGCGCTTCCTGTTGAAGCGATCCGCCTCCTCGATGGCACGCCGAGCCTGGGCTTCGTTGCCCGGGTCATAGGCGGCTGAGGGCTTGGGAAGCGGCGTCAACGCAGACCTCCAAGACCGCCTTCGAAGCGGAACGTGCCGACCCGAAAGTCCTCGCCGTCGTCGGCCGTGTAGCGGATGCCCACCTGGCGGGCGGTCAGGCGACAGTCGGTGCGCTGGGACAGGCTGTAGGGGCCGTGGGTGGTTGCCGGGCCGTTCGGGTAGAACCTGGCGATGAACGAGATCTCGACCTGGCCCAGGGTGCGCTCGTCGGGGATGATCTGGCGCACGCAGAACACGTTGTCGCCCTGGCCGATCTCGATCGGACCCGTCTCGGCGAAGGGCTGGACCCCGCCATGGTCCAGGCCGCGCTCGTGATCCCAGATCTGGCCCGCGCCATCGACCATCAGCGGGTAGCTGAAGACGCCCCGATCGGTGGCCGCCAGGCGCCCCAGCTCGCCGACGCTCCAGTGGTTCTCGCGGTAGTTTCGCGCGACATAGCGGTCGATCTCGTCGCTGCCGGCGGACGGATAGAACCACCAGATCTCGCCGAAGGCCGAGACGTGCACGGCGTGGATCTTGGACGCCTGCAACAGGTTGATGTTGGAGAACACCAGGTCGTGGACGTCGCACTCGAGCGGCGAGACGAACCCGTTGTAGCTCCAGAAGCCGTTGGTGCTCATCCACTCGGCCTGCGTGTCGGTCACCACGGCCGCCGCTTGGGAGATGATGCCGCAGCCCGATCCCGCCCGGGTGAAGCCATAGACGTAAGGCTGGCCCAGGAAGGAGGCGAGCCAGAGGTCGACGTCGGTGAACAGCAGCGTTCCGCCCGTGATCCTGCGGCCGCACATCAAGCGGCCGACCGTCTGCAGCTCGAAATCGCCGGCGTAGTTGGTCGCCGTCGAAGTCCAGACAGTGTTGTTCTCCTGGTCGCACCAGGCCACGCGGCGCGGATTGCCCGCGCCCAGGGCCATCATGATCCGGTCGGCCGTGACGACGATCGCCCGCGCCTCCGGAGCGTTGGCGATCCGCGCCGCCGGCGACGCGCTGCCAGGCGGCCATTCGTAGATCTTCTGATCGGAATCGGTGCAGCCGACGAGGTTCTGGCCCCAGGTGTCCAGCGACCACACGGTGGCGTCGAGAATGTTGGAGGTGGAGGGGCGAACAGCCCCATAGAGGCCCGTCCCATAGGCCAGCGAGCCATAGCCGCCACCGAACGCCGCGTCCGCCCTGCCCGCCTGGAACGTCGTGGGGGTGATGTTGGCGACCAGGCCCGACTTCGACATCGAATAGAGGCCCGTATGGGTCCCGATGCCGCCCCAGGCGGTGTTGGTGTTGGACTTCCAGGCGACGATCGCCCGCGCCTTGCCCGACACGGCGCTGTCGGTGTGCAGAACCCAACCGCCAACCGGCCGCTGCTCGCCCGAATACCAGCGCCACAAGTTGGCGTTGATGAACCGCCCCTTGCCCGAATAGGGCGTCCCGTTGGCGTAGACCCCGGGCGGCAGGGCGACGGTGATGTACGACATCAGAGCTTCATGCAGGCCAGCAGGCCGACGAACCGGGGACGGGTTTCCATGCCGATGCGGGGCGTCCCGTGGGTGCCATCGTCGATCGGGCCGCCCGTCTGGTTGATGGCGCCGGGGTTGTCGCCGGCCCCCGAGCCGGCGAAGCTCGCCCCCGAGCCAACCTGGCGCAGACCCGGCAGCGACATGAAGAAGCCCTGGACTTGGTCGAGGAACGCCTTGCCGAGCGTGAAAAGCGTATCGACCCCCCGCCCGTCGTCGACGCCCCGGAGGAATTCGGCGCGCAGGTCCAGCACCGGCAAACGCTTGTTGGCGGCGTAGTCGGCGGCGGAGGAGACCCCACGAGTCGACGGAGCGCCGGCACTGTCCTGGATCGGCAAGACCGTGTTGTCGAAGTCGTTCCACAGGGCGAAGAAGAGGTTCTGCGTATCGGCATCGGCTCGCAGCGTGCCGCCCGAAGCCGCGTTGCCGATGGTGCCACCGTTGGCCTTGACCCATCCGGGCGGCGCGGAGCCTCGCGCGAAATAGCTGACCTTGCCGGGCGGCGCGGCCGCGGCGATCAGGGCGTTGACGGTGGCAGCAACGGCCGCGGCGTCGGCCGTGTTCTTGATGGCCTTAACGTCGGTATCCATCTGGTTGAACATCGCGTTGAGGATGTCGCCCCAGGTGTCGGCGTCGCTGTCGACGTCGGGGTATTCCCAGCCGAAGTTGGTGGTGACCGCCATCTCAGCCGATCCTTTTCACGCGCGCGGCCGGCCGGCCGCCCACGGCCTGGCGCGAGCCGTCGAGGTTGATGTCGCGGAGGACCTGGTCGAACGTCGCAACCCACATCGGCAGGCGATCGTCGTCCTTCAGGAAGGGCGCGCTATGGGCCAGCGCGCCGTAGAGGTAGGCGTCGGGATGCTCCTCGAGGAGCCAGTTGGTCCCGTTCTCGCTCAGCGATGGCAGCCGCGAGCGGTAGCGCAGGCGCGCCTGGTACTCGGCGTCCGGAGTGGGCGAGAAATAGAACTTGCCGCCGGCGATCGTGTAGTAGCGCGGCATCCCAGGCCCGCAGGCGGCGTCCAGCATCGAGTCGTCGAATTCCTCGACGTTGCGGAAGTCCAGCGCGCTGACCGGATTGGTGTTGAGCCGGAACGATTCCACGCCGGCAAAGCCGCACGGCAGATCCCTGGACTCACCGCTGAGCGTAATCGTCGACAACATCGTCATCTGCCGGCACTTGAGCCGGCGATTGAGCGCGGCTTCGGCCAGGCGAATGAAATCGGGGATCCGCGCGGTCAGGTCTGCGCGGTTGACCCAGTCGGCGATCGTCGCCTGCAGGGCCGCGTAGCTGGCGAACGACATGACCTAGGCGACCGCCTGGCGCTCGGTGCGATCCAGGCCGGCGCGCCAGGCCGCCTGGACCTCTTGGCGGCAGCACTCGGCGTCCAGGTAGTCGTACTCACGCAAGCCGATGTGCTTGACCTCTTTGGAGAGGTCGTGGTCGATCATCGTGGCGAACCCGGCCTTGCGGGCCTGGTTGCAGAACCAGACGTCCTCGCCCCAGTGCCCGTCGATCGCCGGGATGTAGGGGATGAAGAACCGCGGCTTGGCCATCTGGGCCAGGACCTTGCAGTCGATGAGCATCAGGCCCATCCCGACAGCCGCGCACTCCTCCAGGCCCGTGCTGTCGGGCCCGGTGTAGAGCTTCTCGGCCGTGGAGAGCTGCAGGAAGGCCACCGGCTCGGGCGGGACGCGCCTGGTGCTGTAGTTGGCCGCGACGATCGGCAGCTCGTGCGCCAGCAGGCGCAGCAGGGCGTCGGCCGGGAACGTCATGTCGCTGTCAACGAACAGCAGGTAGTCGGCGCCGCAGGCCAGGGCTTCCTTGGCCAGCTTGTCGCGCTGGTCGCAGATCAGGGTCCCCGACGAGAAGACCAGGCGGATCTCGAGGTCAGCGCTGACGGCCGTGCAGGCCACCATCGTGGTGATCGCGTGCGCGAAGCCGGTCATGACCGTGTCGCGGGCCGGAACGCCGATGAGGATTTTCTTGGTCAAAGGGCACCTGGGCGCGTGCGGAAAACCGCGTTGTCGGGATCGTTCAGCCAGCGCTTCAGGGCGACGGGATCGCGGATGATCCCCTCGCGGGTGAGCTTGGCGTGGATGACGGCGGGGATGCGGGCGACGTGCGACTTGCCGTTGAGGGTCGCGCCGTCACCGAAGCTGTCGCGGCTCGAGCTGAACTCGTTGAAGGCCGTCTTGTTGGCCTCGACGATCGCCGAGATGTCCTGGGTGGCCTCGATCGTGAAGCCGTTGCCGTCGTCGGTGGCGTGAAACCACTCGGTGATCCCGGTGAAGGGGTCGTAGTCGAAGAACCGGCGGCTCATGGCCTCTCCGTCGAAAACGCGAAAGGGCGCCCATTTCGGAGCGCCCTTTCGCGAGGTTCACAGATGGTGGAAGGCGGTTAGGTGGTCGTCAGGTCACGGGCGACCGCGTGGGCCGCCTCGTTGTCGACCATCAGGCCGTACTCGGTGAGGATGTGATACTTGCTGGCGTCGCCCGACTTCGCCAGTTCCTCGGTGAAGAACGGACGCAGGACGCCCAGCTTGGCGTAGTCCGGATCGACCAGGTAGGCGCGATCTTCCGGCATGAACCGGTTGGGGACCACCTCGACGTCGCCGAAGTCGGAGACGTAGATGTCGGCGGCGCCGACGATGGTGGCCTGGCCCTTGCCGGCGTCCTTGCGGATCTCGGCGATACCGGTGAAGCCCGAGGTCCGCTGCTTATTCACCGGGCCGACCATCAGCAGCTTGGTCTGACCGCCGGAGGTCCACTGCTTCTTGATGATGGTCTTCAGGATCGACTCGCTGAACGCCCGGACGTTGCCGGCCGTCGCCGCGGTGCGGGCGGTGATCGGGGTAGTGGTGTACGCGTAATCGCCCGTGCCACCGTTGCCGTTGTCGGTGTTGGTCACCAGCCAGCTGTCGAAGGCGGCGGTCTTACGGGCCGTGGTCGAGCCGCCGGTAACGGCGACCTGGCTGGAGGTGATAGTCGCCTCCATGTCCCGCTTCAGCTCCTTGCCCTTCTTGGCCATCTGGTAGGCCTGTTCGGACTTGCGCCCGGCCTTGTCGACGGCTTCGAGGGTCCCGGTGATGGTCCAGGGCTTCTCGGAGATCTGCGTCACGTTGGCGACGCGGGTGGTCGGGTTGGTGGTGTCGGCGGTGCTGTCGCCGCCTTCCAGGATCGCGTTCGTGGTCGACGCGGCGGCCAGGCTGTCGGTCTGCCAGTCGAACTGGACGGCCTTCACCGGACGCCTGCCGATGTTCGACAGCATCGGGGTCTCGACGGGCGAGATGTTGAAGATGGTGTTGGACAGGTCCTCGCGAATGCCCTTGGCGGCATAGGTCGAGAACGCGTTGGTAGCCATGGCCATCGGATGGCCCTTTCCTAGTCTGGGATGAGGTGCATGAAGACGGCCGCGGCATCTTCGGTGCGGCCGGTCTTGGCGAGGCGTTGTCGCGCGCGCGTCGCCTCCGTCACCGCCGAGGTCCTGGTTTGGGCCGTGCCCGGCTTGGCCGTCCTGACAGCTTCAACCTTGGCCTGGGTCTGAGGCTTCTTGGCCTGGAGCGCGCGGTAGGCCGCCGCGTCCTTGGCCATGATGAACAGGCGGTGATCGAGGATTTCGTTCAGGTCCGTGTCGGCGTAGCCGATGGCCTTGGCGTAGTCGGTGATCTTGGTCATGTCCGCCTGGGCGACCTTGGGATCCTTCCAGGCCGGGATGGCCTCGAGGAGCTTCCCCATGGCCTCCCTGGCGGTCGTTTCCCTGGTCGCCTGCTCTTCGCGAGCCTCCTCCGCCTCGAGCCGCTGGCGTTCGGCCTGGGCGGCTCTGGCGATCTCCTGACGCTGCATGCGATCGGCGACCCGGGCGGCATATTCGCCGGGGTCGCTCACGCGGAGCGCTTCAAGGTCTTCGTTGTCTTCCGGCTCCGCCAGACGCGCCTCCAGGGCCGTCAGCAGTGCTTTGGTGCGCGAGCGCTCCGCGGAACCTTCGGCCTTTTGCTGGTCTTCGAACGCCTTGCGCTCAGCGGCCAGGGCCTGGGTCTTGCGGGTGTAGTCCGCTTCCCGCTGGTAGCCCCTCAGCGCCTCGTCGAGCGTGACCTGGACGTCCTGGCCGTCGATCTTGACGGTGAAGACTTCAGGTTGCTCGCCGTCGTCGCCGTCGGGATCTTCCGCCGGGTCGTCGGTCTCTTCCGGTTCGTCGCCGGCGGCCTGGTCGGCCCCGTCGTCTTCGCCGGGCTGAAGGATCTCTCCTTCCAACACCTCTCTCGCTTCGCTGTCACCGTCACCGGCTAGCATGCGTTCGAAGGTTTCGGCGGCTTGCGCCTCCGTAATCCCAGTGCTCTCAGGCGTGCTGGAAATGGTCATGTGTGGTCCTGGGGTCTAGCGCCGGCGCTCGGCCTGGCGCGTGGCTACGGTCAAATCCGTGTCCCAGCTCTTCAGCTTGGACCGGACAGCCTGAAGGGCGCGGATCTCCCCCCAGATCTCTTCGCGAACGGAGGCGGCGCCCGGCGCGGTCGCCTTGCACTGCTCCAGCAGCTGGCGCTCGATCGCGTCGAAGGCCTCGGCCAGCGTTTCGTCGGCGAGCAGCGCCCGGGCGCGCAGGGCGCGGGTACGTTGTTCTTCGGTCATCCGGGCTCACCACCTGGCTCGACGTCGGAATACGCGTCGGTGTTGATGTCGTCGGCTGCCGGCGGCCGGATCGCCTCGGGCAGCAGTTCGAGCCCCAGCTTGGCGGCCACTTCGCGGCGCTTCAGGTCCATCTCCGAGACCAGGAGCCGTTCCTTCAGCTCCAGCTCGCGGCGATTGGTCTCCTCCTCGATCGCCAGGCGCCCGTCCATCTCGCGGACGGCCAGGTCGTGCTTGCGCGCGGCCTCCTGTTCCTCGAGCGCCGCGGCCGTGGCCGCCTGTTGCAGGGCCAGCTCGTGGGCCTGGTTGGCCTTCAACTGGTCCAGCTCGCCTTGCTGCTGCACCTTGACCAGGTTCGGATCCGGCGGGGGCGGCTGCGGCGCCGCCGGCGGCGCGTCCTTCGGATCCTTGAAGAAGGCGTCGGGGTTCTTGAAGCCTGCCAGCTGCAGGAACTTGCTGAGGGCGTAGTGGTACTCGTTCAGGCCCACCATCGGGTTGTCCGGCTTGGCCGCCAGGATCTGTTCCTGCTTCTGCAGGACCAGGCTCAGGGTCTGGGCGCGCTCCTGGTCGGTCCCGCCTCCGATTCCAACGTTGGGGATGACGTCCATGTCCGAGCGCCAGCCGCGCGGATCCATAGGGACGAACTTCTTGCCCGTCAGCTGGACCATGCGTTTCTCACGCTGGTTCTCGACGACCAGGCGCAGGATCCCACGGAAGGCGCGGACCATGCCGGTTTCGGCGAAGATCCGGGCGATCAGCTCGATATGCTGCTGCGCCTGGCCGAACTGCCCGGCGGCCGCCGTGGCCGTCGTGTTCTGCAGGGCCTGCGGATCCAGGCCCAGGGCGACGCGCGACATCCCGGTGCGCGATTCCTTGACCTGGTCCATGTAGTTCATGGCCTGGAAGGCCGAGGGCGAAACGTCGGTGGCCGTGATCGGCTGGACCGCGGTGACGTCATCCGAGCGGATAATCGCGCCGATCTCGGTGTTCATGGCGTCGGCAACGACATTCTCGCCACCAGCCTTCTCGCTGACGATCGTGCGCGGGTTGATCGCCAGCGACAGGCTGTCCAGGGCCGAGCGCAGCAGCGAGGACTTGATGCGCTGAACGTCCATGGTCTTGTCGGCCGTCGAGTGGCCGAAGAAGGTGTGAGGCTCCGGATCCGGGCAGAAGTCCGCGAAGTTGCGGCTTTCGGTGTGGTCCCAGTGCACGATGTTGCAGGTCGGCCCGATCGTGCAGACCTTCAGCAGCTCGGCGACGCCGTCCCCGTCGGTGTCCACCATCGGATAGCTCTCGATGTAGAGCACCAGGCGGCTGGCGGGGTCGGGATTGGCCTGTGAGCCGACCGTCAGGCTGTAGGGGTTGCGGTTCAGCCGTTCAGGCGTGGCGGCCAGCTCGTCGCCCTGTTCGGACGCCTCAAGTACCTCGTCGTGGTCATAGCCCATGGCCACCAGCTCGGAGACGGTCTTCATCGTCCGATGCGCGACGAAGGTGGCGTCGTCGATCGAGCGCGCGTTGCGATCGATCAGGAACTCCTCGGGCGGCACGGCGCAGATCCGGACGCGATCGCGTTTGCGCGTCAGCTTCACGGTCACCGACAGCAGGTTCTCGGCGTCCTGTTCGGTGTCGACCAGCTCGGCGGTCTCCGCGCCGGCAAGGTCCTCCAGGAGCAGCGTCAGGGACTCGTCAGTCAGGCCCGAATAGCGGGCGGTCCGAACCTCCTCGGAATCGTCCCACCACCATTTGATCAGGCCGGTCTTCCTGATCAGGGCGTCCTTGAAGGCCGACAGCAGGATCAGGAAGCCCGGGTTGTCGCGCTGGAAGATATAGTTGACGTAGTCGGTCGCCTGCTCGGCGACGTCGACGTCCTCCTCCCCATGCGGCACGAACTCGACGACCTTGTCCGGCCCGAAGAAGATCCGCATCAGGCTGGGCATGATGGCGCTGACGGTGTCGTGCACGTCGCGGCTGATCGCCTGCGAACGGCCTTCCTCCTCGTCCCCGAACGGCGCGCCCCGGTAGTATTGCGAGGCGTTGTTGCGCTCGCTGGCCAGGTCGCTGTCGATGTACGACTTGGCGTCCTCGACCTCCGAAGCGACGATCGCCTGGAGCTCCAGCAGGCTCATCGCCTTGGGGTCTTTGGTGTTAGCGGCCATCCGGCCTCCGGGCATGAAAAAGCCCGCCGGAGCGGGCTGAGCGCGGCCTCACAGGCCTGCGTCGACTGTCGAGAAGAGGGATGCCGCCCTTCGGAAGAGCCCCGTCACCAGGCCGTGACCGTACCCTTGACGCGCATCTCGTGCGGTTCCATGTCCTTGCCATAGAGTTGCGCGCCGGGATCCACCCAAGTCGCATACTGCGAATTCGGCCCCCGAAAGCGCAGGCCCTGCATGTAACCCACGGCCGACTCGTACATACCGAACAAGGTCGGGATGACGCTCGCGCCCAGCCATCGGTCGCCTAAATCAGTATCCAAGACGGTAAAGGCACCGAAGGTGTCCGACGCGCCGATCGAGCGCACCATTCCGCCGGCCGACAACCGAACAGCGCCACCGATCAGGGCGACGCCGCTGTTCAGTTCGTGGGCGGTCCCCATGTTGCAGGACGCGAAGCCGGAAGCGAAGAGGCCCAGGCCCGCGCCGGTCGGATTGATGCAGATGAGGCCACACACCGCGGCGTTGGAGAACCGCTGATTGTGGCAGTTGGCGTAGTCGGTGGCGAGGCCGCCGACGTCGTCGTTATAACTCAGCACCAGGCCATGGAAGCTTTCCACACCCCACCCGCGGAACGAGTACCGCATCTCGACATTGGTCGCGACGACCAGGTGCTTTTGGGCGCCCAAGGTCGCCGGGGCGATGTCGATCGCGCCGCTGCCGAAGCTGACCGCCGTCCCGCCGCCGCCATAGAAGCGGAACAGCGAACCATCTTCCGACCCGAAGTAGATGTTGACGTTCGAGGTGCAGAGGAAGTTCGGGATCTCGCGCATCACCCACAGGTTCGTGGTCGTCGGCTGCGACCCATCGTGCATGTGGATCGTGAGCACGTTGCTGATGAGGCAGTACGAGCCCGGCGTCTGGCGCACGCGGCTGACCGTCGTGAGCCGTTGGAGACGAGGAAGGTTGTTCTGGGCGTCCGGAGCGCCCAGGCGCCAGACGGCCTGCTGCACGTTGGCGATGGATTGGTCACAGGTATAGGTATTGGTGCCCGACCCATCGTCCGTCGTCGTGAACGTGCCGTCGGTCACGGTGCAGATCACGTCGTTGCCAAAGGCCATGACGGCCACGTCGACGGTTGGGCCTGCGGTGCCCGACGCGCCAGCGGGGCCAAGCGTGCGATTGTAGTGGGTGACGGAGCTGGGCGTCCGACCCTTGACGTAGAGCTTCGCCGGCAGGCCGGCAGCGTTGATCACGGTCCAGGCCTTTGACCAGCTCTGATACGGCGCGGCAAGGGTTCCGTTCCCCGTCGTGTCGTTGCCGAGATCGATGTCGATATAGACCGTCGTGCCCGGCGCCGAGCGGCACGTCGACACGCTGTCGATGATCTGTTCGGGCGTCCTGGTACCGACGATCTTGGTGCGGTCGGGATAGAGGAGCGCGTAGAATTCGCCCAGGTTGAAGCCGTTACGGTACTTGTCGAAGGTGGGCGGCCAGGTGACGTGCTTGCTGGCGTGGGGGCGGCCGTCGATTTCTCGCCTCTTCGCCAGCCCAAGCGCCGTGGCGCCCTCGATCAGCTGGTCCAGGAAGCTCATTGCTTCACCCACTGGGGGGCGGCGGCCAGAGACCCCGAGGCGTAGTTCAGGAAGGTCTTCACGTAGGCCAGTGTCTCGCCGGCGATTACCGGAGCGTCGGCCACCATCGTGACCGTCCCGTTTGTCTTACGGATCGAGGTCAGGTTGCCGGAGGCGTCGTAGTAGAACACAGAGTTCAGGCTGTCGAAGTTGGCCGGGAGCGGCGCGCCGGCGCTGTCGCGTTCGCCCGCGCTTCTGGTGGGCAGCGGATTGGCCAAGCTGACGTCCGTGACGCCCAAGCCATCGTCGTTGAGATAGGTGGTGGGGGAACTCATCGGGCGGCCTCGAGATATCGGGAGGGTTTGACGGCCGTCAGCACGAACTTCAGGCTCTCGCCGTCGTCGTGCGACCAGGTGATGTCGAAGTCAGCGCGGTAGCGGTCGCGGTAGTCGGTCATCGCCGTGCGGCCGACCTGGTCGTCGTAGGCGGGCTGATGCAGGAAGATCAGCGTCTCGGCCGCGATGACCCGGGTGTGGCCCGGATCGGCCCAGGCCCACACCGACCGCCAGCTGGGGCACGAGGCGCAGAGCACGCCGCCTGGCTCGAGGATCCGCCAGAATTCGGCGAACTGGTCGAAGAAGAAGCGCCAGTCGCCCTGGCGGCCGGTGTGCTCGAGCACCTCCGAAGCGTGGATCTCCGAGAACTGGTTGTCGACGAACGGCAGCGGCAGGACCTCGAGATCGTGCAGCACGTCCGGCCGAGCCCGCGGGTCGATGTCCAGGGTCACCAGGTCGGTCCAGGCCTCGTTGCCCGGCTGGTAAGCGACCTTCTGCCGGCGGTTGCCGGCGCCGATCAGGAGCTCAGCCACAGCGATGCCAGAACAGGCGCCACGGCGACGCCCCGCGTTGCTTCAGGATCCGATCGTAGAGGAAGTACCAGCGATCGGTGATCTTCACGCCGAAGATTGGAACGCCGGCGCGGACATCTCTTATCCAGGCTCGCAGGCCACACTCGGCGAAATAGCCGCCTTCAAAGGGCACGACGAAGAGCTTCATACGACACCCCGAATGTTGCGCTTAAGCGGCCCGGTGGAGGCCTTGCGAGGATCCGGAGCCACAGCACCGGTGCGGAAAGCGTCGGCCGGGTGCGACGCCCAGTCGTGGCGGGGCTGAGAGGCCCAGACGCCGCGCGCCTCGTCCCAGTCCTTGCGGTAGGAGCGCAGGGCCTTCAGGCCCTCTGCGCACTTTTCCCGGTCGAACCAGCAACTGGCCAGCATGGCGCGCACCTGCTCGATGCCGTCATGGACATCGAGGCGCGGCGCGAGGATCCAGGGACGCATGCCCAGCGTCTCCGCCGTTTCCTGGCGCGACTTGCCGGTGTTCAGCTCGCGGACCGTGCTGTCGTGCGGGCCCACGTGGCGGCTGTAGAGGTAGGGCTTCTCGCGAAGCACCTTGGCGTAGTGCGGCAGGCCCTCGCCGCTATTGGCGTAGTAGTCGATGATCCGCAGCTCGCGGCCGAACCGCTGGACGAACCAGATGGACATGTCGTCGGACATGCCCAGGTCCCACCAGGTTTCGACCTCGAGGCGGGAGTCGTACGGGACGCGACCAATCCGGCCTTCAAGCTCGGCCTGGGCCATCTGGGCGCCGTAGTAGGCGCCCTCGATCGCCGCCTCGAACGCCTCCTTGGGCGTCGAGGGGTATTCCCGCTTCATGTCCTCTTTCTGGACCTCGGCCTTCTTGACGTACCAGGCCTTTTGGCCAGGCCGCAGCGTGACGCCGATCTCCGGCTCCAGCTCGGCGAAGTACTTGGCGTAGATCGGCTCGATTTCGACGCCGGCAGGGTCGATCTCGTAGGCCGGCTCCTTCCACCAGCTGTAGAAGTGGAACTTCCAGTCCAGCGGGGTCAGAGGCACACCCATGCGGGCCTTGGACTGGGCCGTCTGGCACATCTCGTAGAAGCGGCCTTCCTGCCCCTCGGCCGTGCTCTCGATGAAAGCGACCTGGCCGGCCTGGATGGTGTTGAGCGCGCCGGTGACGATCTCCCGGGCCTTGTCCGGGGTCTTGGCGCAGATCTTCCCGAACTCGGAGATGTGCAGGAACTGCAGCGTGCCGCCGCGAAGCGACGTGCCCACCCGGATCAGGCTGTTGTTGCGCAGCTCCAGCTCGGTGGCGTTCGAGCGCTTGATGCTCGAGGCATCTTTGATCCGCTCGGGCAGGTTGTCGTACGGGAACTTGATTTTGTCCCGGAAGATGGCCTCGGCGTCGGGCCTGGTCTGGGCGATCACGCCGCACCGCGTGTCCGGGTAGAACACCGCCATATCCAGCATGTAGATCTGGATGAAGGTGGTGAAGCCCAGCTGCCGAGCCTTCAGGATGATGTTGAGGAAATGCAGCTCCTGGAGCAGCTGTTCCTGGGCCCAGTTCATCTTGAAGAGGACGCGGTTGCCGTCCTTGTCCGTGATCCAATAGAGGTTGTTCAGCCGCCATGCTTGCGACTGGAAGGCCTCAAGAACCTGGGCGGGGACGGCCGCCACTGGCGATCATCTCCATCAGGCCCGCGAACGGGTTGGCGCCGTCCGGATCGGTCAGCTCGACCTTCTGCTTGAACATGCCCAGGTGGCGGCCCAGGTCGACCAGGGCGGCGCGCTTGTCGTGGACCTTCACGCTCACGCCCTGGGCGGTTTGCTTGATCTCCGAGATCGCGGCGGCCGCGTCGTCGTGGATCTCGTCGCTCCCGAGGAGGTGGACGAGCGACACCTGGCGCACCCGCTTGAGGGCGCCGCCGTGGGGCTGGGCTTCCTTGCTTTCCTCGACCTGGTCGCCGCCTGCGTCGCCGCCGTCATCGTCGACCGTGACCGTCTCCCACCTGAGGATGTCGCGAATGTCGCTGAAGCCGATCTTGGCCAGCTCGGCGACGACGCGGTCCGCCGTGATCTCGGTCCGCTTGGCCCGCTCGGCCATCGCGGCCTCGATCGCGGCCTTGATGTCAGGTTTTCTCAGGTTCTCTTCGCCGATCGAGGCGGCCGTCCGAGGGCTGTAGCCGGCGCGGATAGCGGCCTGGGTGGCGTTCAGATCGACCAGGTACTCGCGCACGAAGGCCGCCTGCTTGGGCGTCAGGCTCATTCGTCATTCCTGGAGGGTCGCCGGCGGCGAGCCGGCCGAGCAGTTGGGTAGACGTCAGCGTCGACTCAACTTCGGATGTCAGAAACGGAGTCTTCCAGCCATGACGAAACCTGTTCGCCTAGTGACCTATCCGGAGGGCGAGTTCGTCTTCGTGGTCCCGCACAACGTCACCCACATCACGCACTGCGAGGCGAAGGCCTCGGACGAGGCCTGCTGGGTCAATTTTGCAGGCGGCAAGATCCAGAGGGTGCAGGGCAGTGCAGGCTACGTCACCGACAAGCTGTTCCCGCCTCTGGACTAGGCCGCGACTGCAGCCTTCTTCGCGGGCGCCATGCGCTCGACGACCTGGGCGGTGTCCAGCTCGGGGGCGCGCGGGCCAATTTCGAAGGCGCGCGTGAGAGCTTCCGTGGCCGTACGCCAGAGGACACCGGCGGTCAGGTACTTCGTCTGGTACTCAAGAATGGCAGACGAGGTCTCGTCAGCGGCCAAGTCGAGCACCCATGGGTACTCTGCCACTTTCCATCGGACCTGACCTAGGTACTGGAACGAGTTCGCCAACTCGCGAATGGACGAGCCGATTTTTTCCGCGGCCTCTGCTGGTCTCTGGCCGGTCAGCTCGCGTGTGGTCTGCAATCTGTTGAGCCGGGTTAGGACATCGTGGAAGAGCGCGCCGTGCCGTCCCGCTTGTCCATAATCGCCCCGGTACAGGGCCTGGCGCTCGATCGCCCGGAGGGCTTCTCTGTCGAACAGGTCCAGCATCGTGTCCAGGATGAAACGGATTCTGGCAGTTTCGACCCAGGGCTCGCCGGCGCTGCCCGCCAGCTTCACCACCAGCGGCATTAGCTCCTGGCGTTGGCCATTGGCCAGACTGTCGTTGACGCAGATCGCGAAGGCCGACAGCACCGGTGAGAAGCACGGCGGACAGTCCCTCCAGGACTTCACCTGCTTGTACTCGAACCCGGCCGCGACAATTGCGGCCTCGTTGATGCACGTCCCGCCGGCCGGGCCGGGGTACTGGTGGGAGCCGGCCTTCAGCTCCCAGTTCAGGATGTGGTCGAAGTCGGTCATAACCTGAACCTTAGTTGAGCTTTTGGTGAACGACTAGGAGGTCAGCTCTTTGACCGTCCACATCACGGCCTCTTCCAGGGCGGTGAAACCGAGCGCGCGGTACCGGCCGACCTTCACCTGATCAAAGAGGGCTTCCAGCTCGGCCGCCTTGGACTTGATCGCGTCGTGCAGCGCCTTTTCCTCGTCGCTCAGCGCCCGATAGGTCGGCCGGAAGCGAGAGACGGGGGCGCCGAGTTGCGGGGCCTGGCGGCCGTCCGGCGTGCCTTCGAACAGATGCGCCATCGTCTAGGCCAGCAGCTCGGCCAAGCGCTCGGCGACCCGGCCGGCGCGGTCGGCCTCGGCGTCGTAGCTGTCGCTCGCCTCGGCTTCCTTGAGGGCCCGGGTGATCAGGTCGTTGTGGCGCTGCTGGGCGACCTTGGCCTTGGCCCGGTTGTGCTCGATCACGGCCTTCGCCCGATCGGCGGCCCGGTGCAGGTCCGCCAGCGCGCCGGCGACGGTCGTCGGCTTGAAGAACAGGCCCAGCACGTCGGCCAGGCTCGGGATGTTGAGTTTCATGGAGCCCTCAGAGGCGGTCGATGATGTTGTTGATGGTCGCGTCGTAACTGGCGACCAGGCGAGCAAGCCTGCTGACCAGGTCGTCGACCGACTGGACGTCTCCGCCGTCGAACTCGGCATCCGCAGTCGGTTGCGGCCGGTAGCCGAACAGCCTGCCTTCAACGGCCTCCGCCATCCCCTTGGCGTTGATCGCGTTCACGACAATCGACCTCAGGCGATCGGAGAGAGGCGACGCCGGCGCGCAGGTCGCTTCGCCTTTGCTCGGACCCACGTCAGCGTAGGGGTACGACGCTTTTCCGTAGCTCATTTCGTTTCCTGTTCGGGCGAGGGCGAGACCGCCGGCGGCGGCATCTTGGCGTTGGCCAGGTCGAGAGCGACGCCGATCCAGTGGTCATCGGAGCCGACGCGCTGGGCGAAGCGGATGTAGCGCTTGCTCCCCTCGACCCGGATCGAGTCCCGGATGGCATCCATGCCGCGCATCCACTTGGCGTCGGTGATGTTGAGGCTCAGCAGCGACAGCAGGGCGCCGCGGTTGATCTGGCCGGCCTTGTTGGTCTTGAAGGCGTTCTCGACCAGGGCGACCAGTTCCGACCGGCTTTCCGCGCCCCAATCCAAGACGCATTCGGTGATCAGGTCGCGGGCGACCTGCAGCTCGTCGCCAAACGAGATCTGATCGGCGACCTGGACGAGGATCCGGAGCGTACCGTCATAGGTCGAAAGGGTCTGGTTGCCCTTCGAGCCGCGGGGCGTGGTCTTGTACTTTTCCCACAGCAGGCCGTTGCGGGCGTCTACCGCGTCGAAGGCGGCCGCCTTGAACTCACCCAGGGCCGCGGCCAGGACCTCGGCCTTCGCGTGAAACTCGCGCACCAGCTGGTCGTCGAGGAGATCCATCTCCTTGACCTGGTCGACCGGGGTGAGCGAGCCGTCGGCCTTGACCATGTAGCGGCGGCCGTTGGCCTCCTCTACGCCCGGAGGCAGCTGTTCAGCGGCGTCGGACATAGTCATCGGGCGCCCTCCAGGTGGTCGTCGGGGTGTCGATCGGCCGTTTGCGAAGCCGGCCGGCCAGGCGGCGCAGCCGCCGCTCCAGTTCGTCCTTCAGGACATGGAATTGTTCGGGCTCGAGGCGATCGCGGGTCCAGCGCTGGAGCATGTCGGCGCAGGCGTCGACCTCCTTTGCGTGGTCCTGCAGGCTCAAGGGCGGATCCTCGACCAGGTCCTGCGGATCCGGCGCGAGATCTCGCCCAGGAGCAGCACCGGCCGGACCCACCATTTCAGCCTCGGCCGCGACATCTCGCGGACGTCGAAGCCCAGGGCGCACATGCGGGCCAGCTGGTCATCGTTGGCTGCAGCATAGAGGCGGCGCAGCTGGGCGGGGTCCTCGGTCACAGGCCGGACTTCCGGGCGGCCGACTTCTTGAAGCGCTCGGCCTCCTCGACGTAGCCCATCGTCGTGTTGACGTCCTTGTGCCTCGCGTGGCGCATGAGCTGTTCTCCGGAGGCCCCGCCCAGGGAGGCGCTGGTGAGGAAGCCTCGGCGGAGGCTGTGGCCGGCGAACTGGGCGGGATCGAAGCCGGCGCGGCTGACCGCGCGCTTGACGATCCGGACCATGGCCTTCTCGCCGATCGGCGAGCGCAGGATGTTGTCGTGCTTGTCGATCTGCAGCCAGAGCGCCCCGTCGCGGATCCTGGCGAGGGAGATCCAGGCCTGCAGGGCGGCCACGGGACACACCGATTTGCCGAAGGGGATCGCTACCACGGCGCCCCTCCCCTCCTGGTCGCCTTTCGTACGGCCCAGGTGTAGCTCCACGCCCTCGCTGACGAAGACGACGCGATGTTCGCCGCCGCTGGGACCGTCGACCGCCAGCTGGGCCAGCTCGTCGCGCCGCAGCGCGCCGGAAAAACCCATCAGCAGCAGCGCCCGATCGCGAACGCCGGCGTTTCCGGCCGGCAGGCGTTTGAGAACCGTCTTCAGGTCCTCGGCGCGCAGCGCGCGTTTCTTGCGGGCCGGCCGGCCGTGCTGGCGGCGGATCCCCGCCCAGACGCGGTCGAGATCCGGATGCGCCGGCGGGACAATTCCCGATTCCGTGTGCGACCAGCGAATGGCCGCCAGGTGCTTCGCCAGCGTCGACGTCGCGAGCGTGGCGGCGCGCGCGGTCAGATACAAGGCGACGTGGGCCGGGTCCGCCGGAAGCGGGGCGACGTCGACGCTGGCGCACCAGGCCTGCCATTCCCTCAGAGCGCTTTCGTATGCGCGCCGCGTGCTCGGCGACGTCGCCGCATGGGCGTAGTCGCGTAGGGGTTTGGCCAGGCTGGCGAACGGGACGCAGTCAGACGCCGCGACCGTGGCGATCGCATTGTCGGACATGCGATTCCTGTATTTCTCAGGGTCCGAGAACTCCAATTCTTGGACCTTGGTGTGTGCTTCCGAGCCGCCGGCCGCGCGCCAGCTCGATCGAGGCCCTGGCGTTCACCAGGACCAGCCCTTCTTGGGACGCAAAAACCCCCGTCAGGATCCTGACGGGGGTTTTTCGGCGCCTATTGGGCGGGTTGTCGGTCGGGTTGCGACCAGGTGCGCGCCGGCGGCGCGGCGGCCGGCCGCGCCGAGGCGGCGGAAACCGGCGTATTGAGCGCGGCCGCGCGCGAACGCAGCTTTTCAAGCACGTTGGGGCTCATGGCGATGTCCGGGCATGAAAAAACCCCGGCCAATCGGCTCGGGGCGGGAGGCGCTGGGCGCACCTCTGATCAAGAGCCGCGAACCTATCCATCTTAGGTAAATTGTCAACGCCGCGGCTTGGCCCAGTGCTGGACCAGGATCTGCAGGGCGATGCGCAGCCCATTCTCGATCTCCTCCGCCTCGCGCTGGACAGTGGTGACTTCACGCGCCTTGTCACCGCGGCCGCAAATGACGTCGCAGGCCGCGATCATGCCGGCGTGAAAGCCGAGCGCCGCGCGGGCCGCTGCCAGTTCCTGCGTCGCCTCGAGCCTCCAGGCCGCGGCGGCCGCGTCGATCTTGCCGGGGAAAGTCGGCGTGCCGGCGCCGCGCACGCCATCGGTGTCCAGGCACGACTTGATCAGGGCGTCGCCCTCGAGCAGCGAGATCCGGACCAGGGAGCCATAACGGAGGCCGGCCTGGAACTCCCTGTCGGAGATTCGGCCCTTGCTGCGCAGCCATTCCAGACCGGTCTGGCTGAGTTTCGCGGCGGCCGGCCGCGACCTCGGCACCGACCTGGTCGCTTCGGCCAGACTCGTCCGGGCCAGCGAGACGGTCCTCGCCTTGTGTGCCCGCCGTTTGTCCGCAACTGACGCCATGGAACACTCCTAGAACACAGTTCAACCTAAGCCATGCGGCAGAGCGTCGCAATGTACGGCGAAGGTTGAAACCGTGCACCTGTGCACCAGTGCACAACCGCACATTTGAACAGGTGCACACGCCAGGATCGGACGTCGGGCCGCCTTGGATGCGGCGCTAGGTCGCGGCCGCGCTGTGCAACGGTGCACCATTGCACAGCTGAACCGGTGCACCTCAAAGGGTGTCGAGCGATGCGTCCAGGGCGCGGGCCAGGAACTTCATCGTCAGGAACGAGGCTTGCTTTCCGCCGCGCATCTCCAGCTCGGAAAGGTGGCCCTGGGTGACGCCGCCGGTCGCGGCGAGCTGGGCCTGGGTCATGCCGCGATAGCGGCGCCAGGCGCGCAGCGGCGTAGCGCCGGCGCGGATCATCGCAATGACCTCAGCCGGTCGGAGCCGCTTGGCGCGGAAGGCCAGCAGCTCCTCGTATTCGGCGCGGGGAATGACGACCTGGTCGTCGGCCGGCTCGCTCATGTCGAGAAGTCGGTTTTCGGGTAGAGGGTCATCAGCGCGATCAGCGCGGCGGCGGACATGGCCGGCTTCTCCGATGCACGAAGATATCCGCTAGCCATTGTGAGCGCTCGCCGCAGCTCGGCCGGGTGCTCGCGGAAGAATTCCAGTTCGGTCGCGATTTCCTCGTCGCCCCGCAGGATCGGCGGAAAGTAGGCGTCGGAGGGGCTTGGGATGCGCAGGGCCATCGGCCGAGTCTGCCCTGTTTGTGATCCCGATGACAAACAGAATATCGCGATAGCGATTTTCCGAGCCGCCCGCGCCGCCCACGTCGGGCCCTGGCCCCGCCCTGGACATCTCGCCTTCCTGGCCCTGTGGCCGGTTCCAGCGCCGCCCTGCGGCCTTTCCGGGGCCCGCAGCGTAGGCCGGCGCTCTCAAACCTTGACCCAAGCTCTTCCCCGAAGAGCCCTGCGACGGTTCCGCCGGCAGAGTCGTGGCCAGGGGGTAGCGGTCGGACCGCTCAGGGGTCCTGCAGAACCTGGCTCCGAGCCAGGGTTCGTGTAACGGGTTTCAATAATGTTGCGCGCGGTGCGCGCTCCTTTTCTCTTCTGCTCCTTCAATAATGATGGGACCGGGGGAATCTCCCTAGGTTCTGAAATCGCGCTGTTTGACGCCCTGCTCCATTCGGGCCAACGCCGAGCTCAAGCCGGTTTCATCACTGAGATGCTCGAGCCTGGTGAGGATTGCCGCTTGCGCGGCGTGTTCATGGTCTTCGGGCGGCGGGGTTCGCCTTGGAGCGACGCCGATCAAGGCCGCCAGGCGGTCGGGTAGGCTCACCTGATAGGCGTTGGGCGCCTGCTCGACCTGGGGGCCAGCCTTACCTTCCGCGCCCTCGATGCGGTTGAAGCGGCGCAGGCGCTTCAGGATCTTGGCGTCCTCCAGGCGCTGCAGGGACGCGGCGATCGTCGCGCGGCCGCGGCCGGTCTTCTTGCCGATCGCCGCATAGGTCGGCTCCAGCCGGCCGGTGCGCCAGTCCATGAAGCCGAAGATCAGCGCCTCCAGGATCTGCACGTCGATGTCGGTCAACTCGCCGCGGCGATGGCCTTTCGACCTGGTCGTCATGCTCACCTTCGCGAAGCGCTCGGCCGCCCGCATGATCTTGCAGGCCAGGTCCTTGGTGATAGCCCTGAAGAATCCGGCGCCAGCCTCGTAGGGCACGCTGCCGCGCAGGACCTTCTGCCTGGTGCGGCCGTCGACCTTCCGCGGCCAGGCGGGTTTTTCCGGGGCGCCACCGAACGGCCTCAGATCGATCTCATAGGGCACGTCCGTCATTGACGCCCCCCACGCTCAGGATTGGGGGCGCTGGGGCCCAGGCGTGACTCATCGAGGCGATGGGCCAGGGGTGCGAGCGCGCCGGCGCGGACGGCAGGATGCCGTCCAACGGGCCGGGCGCGCCGCGCATTGCTCATGCGTGACACGGCGGGATCTCCGCTGAGATCCCGGCAGGCGATCCGGCCGGCCACGCGCACGGATCCGCTCCTACCGGCGGCGCGCGCGAACACCCATGTGAAGGGCGCAAGGGATCACGGCCGGCTTTGCAGGTGCAAAGCCGGTGGCCCATGCGTCAGGCACAAAGAGTTCCGCGCGCCACTTCAGGGAGCGGCGCGTGAACGGTTGGACCGTTGACGGGATCGTTGAGAATGAAGCTGGGGGCGGCGTGGCCGACGTCGCGGAACGACGTCGCTACGGGCGTCCGCCCTTCGCGAATTTAGGTTTGGGCGCGGTCACCGCGCTGCTGGCCGCGTCGTCCACGGTCGCGCGCCAGGCGCGCGAACAGACGGGTTCGCTGGCGGACCAGCTCGGCCGCCGCCTTAGGGTTCTGGTAACCTTTGGATCGAATCAGGAACGCGGCGCCGCGCGTGATCCTGGGCGGCGGAGCGGTCCTGGTGAGGGCCGGTCCGCGCAGCATGGCTATGGGCCTGCCTGAAGGGGCGGTGTGACAACCAGCGGCGGTACAGACCGCGCCATTGTAACCCGCCCTTGTGCGTTCGCTCGCGTATCAGGCGACATCGCCTTGCAAAGCTTCAGCTTTGCAGCGAAGCGAAACGCCAGTTTTAGTAAGCGAGGTGTGCGTTGGACGGTAGTTTCGTGGCCGCCGGGGAAGTTCAGGATAACGAGGCCGAGCCTACGGGTCCGATGGCCGCCCAGGGCGGCGAGGATCTGACCCCCGCCGAATGCGAGATCGTGGCGATCCGGAGTCTGGTTTCCGAGCTGGTGCGCGCCATCGAGGTGGTGGCGCCGGGGGTGCTGGACCTGACCCTGCAGAAGTCGCGGGTCCGCCTGCAGGCGATCGAGGCCGGCCGCATCGCGCCGGCATTCCCGTCCGAGGACCTGGTGCTTCGTCACCGGGTCGACATCCTGGAGCGCGGCCAGGGTCGGCTGCCGAGCCAGGCTTAGGCGCTTCAACTGCGCCCGGCCGGTCTCATGGGGGGGGCCGGCCGGGCGCCTCTCCGCAACGCCTGCGACGGCCCGTGCGGAAAGCTCGATGATGGTTGAACGCCGATCAGTGGACACGAGGCGCGTCCTCCTTGGCGTCGCAGATGTCCAGCGGGGGCAGCTGGATCCGGAGCGTGAAGGCCTCGGCGACCCGGAGCGCCCGGTGCAGCCGCACGAGCTGTCTGGCGAGCAGGTGCTGGCGGATCAACATCCAGACCAACAGGATCATGTTGGCCAGCTGGATGATGACCGACGCAAGCGGCAGGTAGCTAAGGATCAGCTTGTCCAGGTGGGCGCTCATGCGTGGCCGCCGAGGGAAGATGAACCCGGGAGCACACTGCGGTGCTCAGAGAGGCCGGTTGTTCTGGCTATGAACCTCCGAAGAAGCGCACCGTCGTTGGCGTCGACCAGCGACAGCGCAGAAACTTCGCCATTCGACCATTCGTCGATCTGTAGTGCGAGCTTGAGCGAGCAGGTTTCGCGGCCGCGCTCAATGTCGCTCACGTAGCCCTTGGACCGGAGACCGAGCGCTGTGGCGACATCAAGCTGGGACAAACGCCTTCGGCGGCGAAACGATTCGAGGCTCATGGTTGCAGATGGTTCGTCTTTTCCGAACCTTTTTGCAAGGGATCCAGTTCGTCTTTCCGGGAACGACCTGCTTGCCGCCGGGTCGCAAAATACGAACATGGCAAGCTCACAAGATGACGACTGGCACCTTCAGGAATGGATCGCCTACTTCAATAAGAAGCAGGCCTCGCTGATGAATGAACTTGGCTGGTCGAAAGCTAAGGGCAACGACACCTGGCATGGTCGCCAACGGTATAACCGGGACATGGTCAATGAAGTTGCTCGCTGGCTAAACATTGCCCCTTACGAGCTACTGATGTCGCCAGAGGAAGCCTTTGCGCTTAGGGGTCTACGCCAGAATGCGGCCACGATCGTCGCTGGACAACACGCGGACCGCTTCCTGCCGGCCGAACCGATTGTCCGACCACGGCGGAAGACGGGTACAAACGACTAGACACGCCCCCTAGTCCTCCGAACTATCGGATATCGGGCGTTACGCTTTTTCCGAACTTTTTCGTTGACATGAGGTTCGGCATTTCCGAACCTTCGCCGGTCCACTCGGGGCGGCGCACAGCCCTGCAACGACGACGGCCTCCCTAGTCCGACGTCGGCCGCCTCGGGTGGACTCCCTGCGACGGAGTTCACCCATGACGGAATTTGTCACCCTCTCTCCCCCTCCCGAAATGGTGGTGGAGATCCTCATCTCGACGCTCGACGCCTTCACGCGCGCCGAGCTGGCCGCCGAGCGGTCGCCCTGCAAGGACAACTTCCTGGCCGCCACCCGGGCCGAGAGCGTCCTGTTCGACGCCTGCCTGCAGGCCGGCATGCCGTTCGACGAGCCCAGCATCGTCGAGTGGGCCGCGACCCAGGCCTGCGCCGAGCTGGTGGCCCACTGATGGCCGCCGCGATCCAGGTCCCCGTCGCCGCGAATGACGCGGCGGCCAAGCCTCACCGGCAAGTCTATTGCCCGCCCGCGCCGGTCGACGGCCTGGTCTATCGGACCTTCCGTCAGACCTTCTGGGGTGCTCGCTACCCCGTCCTGGTCGCGCCGCCGCTGCCGGCCGGCCCTCCGGAGATCCCCATCGATGATTACTGAACTCCCGCCCGGGCGGCGGCAAACATCGCGCGCTCGGCTCCGGGTGATCCTGGTCCTCGCCAACCTTGCCATGATCGGCGGCTTCGCCGGCGCGGTCATTCTTGTCCTTCACTGCCTCTACAGGAGCCTCTAGATGGCCACGGCCGACATCCACCAGCCCCACCCCGTCGACCTCCACGTCGGCGCCATGGTCCGCTTGCGACGCAAGGAGCTCGGCTTCAGCCAGGATAAACTGGCTGAAGCCCTCGGCCTGACCTTTCAGCAGGTGCAGAAGTACGAGCGCGGCGCCAATCGCGTCAGCGCCTCCAAGCTCTACGACATCGCCCGGGCTCTGAAGACGACGCCGGCGTCGTTCTACGAGGGCCTGGCGGCCGATGACCACGCCGGCGACGAGGCTCCCTTGGACGTCGTCCAGCTGATCGGCCAGCCGGGGATTTTCGAGATCGCGCGGCTGTTCAACCAGCTGAATTCCCATCAGCGCGGCAACGTCATCCGAATCGCCGAGGCGATCGTGGAGGCCACCCAGCCCGAGGATCCGGCGATCGCCGCCTGAAATGACCGGGCCGCCGCTCGACCTGGTGCTGCTCCTGCAGCTGCTAACCGCCTCGGAGCGGGAAGCGGATGTGGCCAGCCCCGGCGAGCGGATGGCCGCGGCCGAGGCCCTGCAGATGGAACTCTGGCGGCAGCGCCGAGCGATCATCGGGGCCCTGGCCAAGACCCGCCGGCCGCCGCGGCCGGCCAACGCCAACCAGGTCGATCACGACCAGCCAGGATTGTTCGGATGAGCCTCAGGGCCACACCCCGCCACGCGATGATCGCCGACGGCCAGGTCCTGGCTGCGCGCCTCCTCGGCGAGGGCGCGGCTGACGACGTCACCGGCGCGATCGTCGCGGCCTTCACCCATGGCCAGGCGGTCGTCTTCAATCAGATGCGCGGCCGCCAGACCTGCAGGATCTGCGGGTGCTGGGAATACGCCGCCTGCCCGGGGCGCTGCTGGTGGGTCGCCGACGACCTCTGCTCCAGCTGCGTCTCCGAAACCGTCACCATCGACCCGGCCAAGGAGGCCTGAGCGTGCAGACCCGATCCGTCCACGAGCTGAAATGCTGGCCCAAGTACTTCGCGGCCGTCCGCTCCGGCGAGAAGCGCTTCGAGATCCGCCGCAACGACCGGGAATTCGCCGTTGGCGACACCCTGCTCTTGCGCGAATTCGATCCCGAGAACGACGCCTACACCGGCCAGGTCGAGGAACGGCTGATCACCTTCCTCCTGAGCGAGGAAGACTTCGGGGTGATCCACGGCTTCGTCGCCATCGGGTTCGGCCCCCTGCCGGGTCTGGAGGCGGCCCCGGGGGGCGAAGATGTATCCACCGAGGACCTGGCCGCGTGGCACACCCGGCAGGCCGATGGCGCCGCCTTGAGGGCCCAGAACGCGCGGACGATGGCGGAAGCCTATCGCCACCCCGCCAGCGGCCGCCCAGCCATGCCTGTGGCCGCCGATCGGCACGCCGCGGTCGCGGATGCCGCCTCGGCCGAGGCGCGGTTTCACGCGCGAGCGGCGGCGATCTTCGAGCGGTGCGCTTGATGGCCGCCGACGTTCTACAGACTGTGCGCGCCTTCCTGGGCACCGCGGCCGTTCGTGACGCTTTGAACATGCCGCCCGCCTACGTCGCGACCTTGGGTCGGGTTCTTCAGCGCGACGGGCTGATCAAAGGCACAGATCCCGCTCAACAACGGATCGAAGCGACCATCTGGCTGCTCGAGCTGGCGGCCCAGCATGGGCTCGGCTGGCGGGAAGTCGCCGTCCGCCAGATCCTGAAAGGTCAGCGGAAGGATCCGGAGATCGAGAAATATCTGGCGGAAAGCCGGTCTCGCGCCCTGGCCTTGGTGGAAGTTGGGGAATTCTCCAACGCGGTCGAGTCGTTGATGCGCTCGCTCATGGCCAACCCGAAGACGACCATGCCCTCGCCGGTCGAGATCATCCTCCGAATGAAGGGGCTTGAGGCCGCGCTTCTTGGCCGTGAGGCCATGCGCCGTTGGGTGGAGGTGTTCCTCTGATGGCTCGCTATGCCTCAGAAACCAGCGTCTCGACTGACGCGAGCCGGTCAGAGATCGAGCGCACCCTGGCCCGCTACGGCGCCGACATGTTCGCCTACATGAGCGAAGCCGGGCGCGCCGTCGTCGCCTTTCGCATCGGCGGCCGCCAGATCCGCTTCATCCTGCCGTTGCCGTCGCGGGCCAGCCGGGAGTTCACCCACAACTCGCGCGGCGTCCGGACGGAGGAGGTGGCGCTCAAGGCATGGGAACAGGCCTGCCGCCAGCGGTGGCGCGGTCTGTCTCTGGTGATCAAGGCGAAGTTGGAGGCCGTCGCTGCTGGAATCACGACTATCGAGGACGAGTTTCTGGCGCAAACGGTGCTGCCCGACGGATCGACCGTGGGCGATTGGGCCAGGCCGCAGCTGAAGGAGGCCTACGAGCTGGGGCACATGCCGTCCGCCTTGATGCTCGAGGGGCCGAAATGATTCTAGCCGCCCTCCAGATTGCCGGCGGGATCTGGGCCGCCGGAAGCCTGATTGTCCTCGTGCTCCTGATGATCAGCCGCCTGCAAGGGCAGCGCGGCGATCTCTGGATGTGGCCGATCGTCATCATCCTGGGCCCGATCACCCTCGCATTCGAAGCCTGGTCCCAGTGGTCGGAGAAGGACCGATGAACCTGACCAAAGCCGTGATCAGCCGCGCGATCGCCGCCATGGACGCCCAGGGCCACCCAGTGAAGGCCGCGCGCCTGTGCGCCAATGGCGACGTCGTTCTCTTGACCGAATCCCCCGCCGGCCTCCTAGCGTTGGACGACAACGACGGTGGCAGCTGGGTGGACCTTGCCGGCACGACGGAAGTATCTCGTGCCTAAGGGCCTCAAGCGGGTGAAGAAGAAGCTCGCCTCGGGCGAGGTGCGCATCCACTGGTATCACCGCGCGACCGGCAACACGCCGCTCAAGCATGATCCGGAGTCGGCCGCCGGCTTCGCCGAGATCGCCGCCATGGACGCGAAGGCGACGGCCATCGAACCGGTCGCCGGTTTCAAGCCGGGCACGTTCGCGGCGCTCTGGCTAGAATATCGCGGCGACCCGGCCCGAAAGGACGAATTCCCCGGGAGCCCGGAATGGCGCGCCCTGAAGCCGCGCACCAGGCAGGACTATCAGAAGGTCCGTGACTGGTTGGGCGCGGCGGCAGAGAAGGCGATCGTCAAGACGATGACCGCCCAGCAGATCATCGCGCTGCGCGATCGTGCGGATGCGCAGCGCGGCCGGCGCTTCGCCAACTACGTCGTCCAGGTCGTGCGCCTGGTGCTTGGCTGGGGCAAGCCCCGCGGCTGGCTGGGCGACCAGGCCAACCCGGCCGTCGGCGTCAAGCTGCTGAAGAAGCCCAAGGGCCAGAAGAACCTGAACCGCCCCTGGACGGCGGCCGAGGTGGCCGCGTTCGTCGCCGACGATTGCCCGTTCCACCTCCTGGTCCCGTTCAGCCTGGGCCTGTTCGCCGGCATGCGCGAAGGCGACGCTCTGATGGTCACACGCCGGGCCTATAACGGCGCCACGCTGAAGTGGATCGCCAGCAAGAACGACGAGGTCTGCACCGCTCCGGTTACTGGGGCATTCAAGGTCGTCCTGGACCAGGCGCTGGCGATCAAGGCCTCGGCCGTGCAGCTGGCCCTCAACAGCCGTCGCCAGCCCTGGACCGAGTCCGGCTTCAGGTCCTCGTTCTTCAAGCGCATCGCCGCGCTGAAGGCCGCCGGCCGGATCGACCCCGGCTGCACCTTCCACGGCCTGCGCCACACGATCGGGACCTTCGCGCGCGACAGCGGCGAATCCAGCTTCCGGATCGCGGCCGCGATCGGCGACCGCACCACGGCCATGGCCGACATCTACGCCCGCGACGCCGATCGCCAGTCCGCCGCCCATCTGGTGCTCCTGGATGTCCAGCGCAGCTTCTCGAATTTCGGCAGCGTCGCCGCCTTTCCCGGCCCGGCCGGGCCCGGATCGAAGGGCGACCGATGA